GAGCTTTTTGGAGCGCCTTGTCAGCGTTCCTCAAAACTTTCAGGTCATCCTTATATCCCTCTCCAAGATACATATCAATCTTCTCATCTATACTTTTCACTTACCATCTCCTTTTATAAACTTCGCAAAGACCATTTACGCTGGTAGATAATCCGGCAGATGCTGGAATTACAGTATCAAGAACATCGGCTGCTGTCGCAATATTTTCAGGATTTTTACAAACCTCTCCCTTAAAATACATACAGGTTCCACAACATTCAACATTAACTTCTCTATATTTTATAATTCTCAACACTTTTTTATCCATCTGATAGCCAAACCCTCTCGGCATTATTTCTGTCAAATAGTTTTCTATCTTCTCATCTACCTTCATTTTCCATACCATCCATATTTTTTCCTGATAAATTTGGCGTGCTCCTCGATATTGTCTATCAATTCATCCAACATTTTAAATGAGTAATTCCAAGACATAGTATCTTGTTGAAATCCTATAAGCCTACTCACGAAAACATTGAACTCCTTTGCCTGTTCCTTTACATCAGGTGTCAGTTTAATTGTTTCCTTGGCAAACCAATCCAGAGATTTCATTGTATCATCTATTCTATCCCTGAAGGCCTTTTCCAGTTTCTTGGCTTCCTCTTTCGCTTCTTTTTCAGCGTTTTGCTCCAAGTTTCTTAAAGCTGGATCTGTAAATTCTGTTAGATATTTTCCAAATCTCATCTATCTACCCCTTAATATCCATAAATTTTGGTGTCAACATCATCGTAATCATCAATGGTATTAGATTGTTCTTCAATCCACTCGTTGTCACCGTAGGCACTAATCGGAGCACTATGCGTTGCAAGTGCTGTAGCACTATCGCTCTGCTCTGAGAACCTGTATGGTCTCAATATAAGAATATAGACCATCTTCTTCAACTGGAATGTCTTATCATCATCATCAACGTGGACAACCTCGAATGTTCTGCGCTCACCAGCAAACGGCTCATACCAATCTATCGTAACGATATCTCCGATTTTCGGTTCCGTCGTAGCACTTACATCCCGCCTCCATGTTCCCTGCGGAATATGTGTGATGAGAATGTCACCGCCAAACATACCAAAAGATGACCACAGGTTCGGCTCCTCATCTACATTGTAAATGAGTTTTGTTGTCTTTCCTGTTTCATCATAGGTTGTGCCAGTATGTTCACCATAAAGAGTATCATATGTTACACTATTGGATCTTTCGTGCCAAACAGCCTTTATGCCAACAATGTCCGTATATTCCATTATCAAGCTTTCCGCAAGGGAATGCTCAGGATTATAACGGATATCGTATAACTCCCATTGTGGCTTATTGATACCGCCTCTTGGTTGTCTGGTTGGTATTGCCATTTCTTAGCCCTTCTCTACTCTCGCGTCCATTTTGTTGACCATAGCCGATCCGTCTTTTGGGCACTGGTGCATGGAGCAGGCCATCTCGTTGTCCTTCTCGACATATGTTTTGCAAACTGGACAGATGCAGTATTTTACAAGGTCTTTCTGCGGGCCGATTGTATCATAACCATATGATGATCCCGCAAGTGCATCGAGTGGTGTGACTTCCTCTTTCACCAGATGCTTGGCCAAAATTTTCTCCAATGCTGTTTTCAGTTTACTGCCTGTTTTTACATGCGCAGCAAGTTTTTCTTTTTTCATTTTATTCTCCTCTTGTCATTGGCCCGCCACAATGCGGACACGCTGTTCTTTCACAGGAAACCCCTCTCGCTTTTTTCGCTGTTATGTGACATTTAGGACACACACAACAACCAATGGGGCCCCGCGTGCAAATTATTTTTTCTGTACTTTTCGGTTCGCTGTCTTTATCCAACTTCTATCCCATATCCAAGCCAAGGCTCCTCCATTCGGAGCCTTTCTTCCAACTTCTCTACTTCTGCCTGCCCCTCTGAGATGAGGGCATCTCCATCCATTGTCAGGCCTGTTTGCCCGATACTGGTAAAGTTGGCAAACTTCGACCTTATCCTGCCGAGGATAACCTTTGACTGTGCCAAGGCGTATTCAAAAACCCAATCGTGTTCGTAGATATCTTCATCAAGGCCTTCAACAACCATTGCTCTTACCAATATCCAACCCGGTGATTGATATGAAGCTGTTGATGTGTATACTACACCGCCTGAAGGGGGCGGGGGCTGGATCTCAATTTGATTTGTATATCTGTGATAAGTAAAATTATAAGCATCAACTACATACCGTCTGACGGTATCCAAAAAGTCTCTTGCTATGTGATAAGATATCAATGTATATCCTGACCCAGCCCCTCGCATCAGTATCATATCATACATTCCCTGATTATACAGGTAATTTTCAATAGTGAATAGTGTTTGAACAGAACCGGTGGTTGCTATTTCATAATTCAACACTTCGGTTACATTACCCGGGCAATCATACAATGTCTGGCCGGCTGAGAGCAACTGTGTATAAAAATGTTCCACTGTTCCCTGTCCAGCTGACCACTTGAGATATTTCTGTCTGGAAAAGTCAATACAATCGACAATCTGAGCATTGTCCAGTTCTACCTTGACAACCGGATAGCCGAGACGTCTTTTGATTTTTTCTACCAAGTCTGATTTTTTCATCGTATGATGCAAACCTCTATAGTATTCTTATTATATTTATAAAAAAGCCTCACAAAGGATTGATTTTGGTAAGCCAATCCCAATTCTCCTCATAGGCCGGCACATCGGTCAAAATACCCCATGCGTCCTCATCATCGTCCTCTACTGACTTTCTCAACTCTGGACTATCTTCCAAAATGTTCATAGAACCGATAAATGTGGCCCAATACATAGCACATACAAGGTCATCCGGCATATCTTTTCCCATAAATTTTCCGCCCTTTTCAATAAATGTGCTTATTTGATCAACCGTATCCCTGTCACAAATTTTGAGGGAAGTATCCTCTACCAGCTTTTTCCAGAGAAGAACGGCCTTTGGTTTCGTATTTTTCTTGGCGCGGATGCCAAGGTCTACATTCTTACTACCACTGTTTATGAGGCCGGGGTTCTCAAAATCCCACCATAGTCGTGAGACAACGGTTGAACCTTCCGCATTGTTCTCACACATAATATAAGCATTGTTATAATAGAGAGACAGTCTGTTTACAATATCAGAAAATGTATAAACATCGGTGAGGGTATGATAAAAGACGGCTACCTGCTCATAGGATATAGGCTTGGATGATGCTATTTTAAGAATTTGTATTCCAGAACCATTCTCGCCCGTTCCCTTGGCTGTGTCCACGCCCAGAACATACTGGAAATCTTTTATCGGTTTCTCGTATATTTTGAGGCGACCTTGCAGGTCTGTATGAACTGGGTCTTTTATTTGTGTATAAAGATTTTCTATTGTCTCCGACTCGATGACAGTATTGGTAGAACCGAGAAATTCACATTCGTGCTCCTGAGCAAACCTGATTTTGCCAAGGTTCTGTTTCTGTTCTTCGGCCCATTTCCTGTCACGGCCCGGAACTTCCTTCCAAGTTGCTCTTACTGGAACGAATGTGTTTTCCTTTCTTTCCGCGCCAGAATAAAGACGATGGAACAAATTGAACATACCATTTGGCGTACTGATAATGACAATACGCGACTCCTCTGATGCGGTAATCGTCGGCTGGTTGGATGACCAGAAATCCTCGGCCTTGTTTTTCGCAACAAAGGCGAACTCGTCCATAATCAGAAGGTTCAAGGTTCTACCTCTGAGAGCGTCTGGGCTGGTGGCAGAAACCATTATCTTTGAACCGTTGTCAAAGTATACAAAGGTCTTTGAATACTCAGAAACACCGGGTTTCAACCAAACAGGAAGCTCCTCGTACATGATTTTCAGTCTATTAAGAATGTCCATCGCAGAATTTTGTTTATTGGACACAATACCGATAACCTTGTCAGAATTGAAGATAGCAAACCACAAGGCATACGCACATACTGTAGTGCTCTTACCTGATTGTCGAGCCCAGAGACCAATAACAAATCTATTCTGCTGTAATTTTTTGAGGATTTTTTTCTGATACGGATAGGGCTCAAATATAATGCGGCCCCTGTCTGGATGAACAATTTTTATATACTTTAAGAAATACCATATATCAACAGAACATTTCTGCAACTCTTGAACCTGCTCTGGCGAATATGGAAATTCTTCAAGTGGTCTTTTTACGAAGGTATCATATCTTACTGGGCTCATATATTCGGTTTCTTCATTGCTTTCACTAAAAGTTTACAAATTATATATCACATAATAAATAATCATATCTATATTTATGTTTTATTGGACGGTGTATATTATGTATCTTGTTTATAAAATTACAAATAAAACTAATGGAAAAGCTTATATTGGACAAACACAACAAACCTTCACTCTTAGAAGATATAATCATATTCAAAGAGCAAGAGACGGTGTGAATAGACCTCTTTATAATGCGATGAGAAGGGATGGTGTAAAGAATTTTTCGTGGGAAATTCTTTACGAATGTTCTGATAAAAAAGAGATGGACAAAAAAGAGAGATATTATATTCGTAAATTCCATTCTGTAATTCCCGGCGGATATAATCTTACAGCTGGAGGAGAAGGTGCGAAGCATCATCTCACAACTATAGAAAAAATGAAGCAAAGATTTATTACCAATAATCCTGCCAAAAGACCGGAAGTAAAAGAGAAGATGTCAAGAAATCACGCCGATGTTTCCGGCGAAAAAAACCCTAATGCTAAAGAATGGAAAGTAAAAAATCTTATAGACGATACCGCAAAGATATATAAATCGCTATCATCGTTTTGCGTTGAGAATGGGTATAATCATAAAACTGTTCGTAGAGCTGTCACCAAATATAGAGAGTATAAAAACTACTCTATTACTCCCCTATAAACTCGTCTATCTTACTGAGAATGTCTACATCCTCATTCACTTTACTATTGGCTATCCTTATAGCTCTACCTTCATCCCCAGTATCTTTCAAAACAGCATTGGCGATAGATACCCACTTTTTCTTTTGTTCAGCTGACAGACCCTTTTTGTGTCTATCAACATCTGCTACTGTCCACGGCATAATATTGTCTCCTTTCCATTATTTATGGATTGGAAAGCAAAAAAATGGCCCCTGTGAGAAGAAATCCCACAGGGGCCAGCGCGGAAAAGAAAGAATGTGGACTACTCGATATTGATCGTGTTTTCCACGGGGTTGAGATCAATCAAATGTCTGAAATAAAAGAGTTTGGCTGCTTTAGCACCTGGCGTCGGAGCATTACTGTGCTGCACAGCTGTTTCTTCATCTGTAACAGTGTAAATATGCTCCTTGTCATTTACTACTGTCTTGAGAGCAATAGGCCTGCCCCACAATCTGCAAATGTGTTTCAATGTTTCTTCGGTATATTTCGGGTCTAACGGAATGTTATTATACCTGTGAACCAGTATCATTCCGCCGCCGGTGGATTTCCCGGCATCAACGATTTCAACTTTCGGAACACCACTATGAGCAAAGCTGTTTACTATCAAATCACGGACTTCTTTGCGTTCGTGTTTTGTCCTCACATAGTCTATAGAACCGGCTGTTTCGACCATCTGATAGATATACAGGTCAAGCTTATCTATAAGGTCAACCGTGAGAAAGTCCTGCATAAAGAACCAATCAGTATAGGATTTGAGAACTTCCTGTATCTTTTTCTCACCGACCATCTCCTTCGTATCCCACTTTTCCCTCTCATTGTGATCCGTACAGTTTTCATATTCTGTGCCGTATCTTCCCTTATCCCATCTCTCCTTAATGTCTTTCCACATTTCAGAGCCTACAAGATAGGGGTTCATTGAAAGTTTATTGGTGCCTTTGACAAGAGAGTTATTGTAGGCGTATTCACCGTGCTCGGTAGCATCGAGATATCCCTCGTCAAACAATACCTTCATAATTCTTTCGTGGACAAATGTAGCCCATCCTTCGTTCATATACTTTGTTCTGATATGAGGCCAGTAATACTGACCCTCTATCCTCAAAATCTCAAGTATATCCTTTTCCCAATCTTCAAGAACCTGCGAGTTGTCAATAATAAATCTCAAGAAATCTTCTGTAGGCTCTACAGGCGACATACCCATAAGGGTTTTCCAGAGTTTGTTGTTATACATCTCGACATCAGAGATAATTTTCTTTCTCTTGTCCTTTGGGAGAACATCAGAAAATTCAGATTTCGATGGAATAAATGTCTTACGTTCCCTCTCGAAAATTCTCTTTCGTTTCTCGTCCTCCGTCTCCATCTCAAACGGTGACGAATGCCATTGAAGCGCATGGCCAGCATCAACAATCCGTTCAACCTGATCGAGACCATACAATCTCTCGTAATAGTTAAACCGTTTATTAGCTTCAGCCATAACTTCGATAATGTCATTTCTCGATTTTTGGAACCATCTGCTTTCTGTAAAGAAGTTGACATGCGCATAAACATGCGCCATAACCAATACCTGTGTAGAAAGTGTATTGGAGTTCATCAAGTATGCTCTCGCCGGGCTGTCATTGATAACCAGCTCGTATGGCAATCCAGCATCAACCTTGTCAAAAATGGTTCTCAGCCTTTCGTAGTCGCGACCATATTTCCAGTTGGAGATATTGGTAGGACTTCTATACGCAAGGATTTCCATCATCTTCTGTGGCGGAATAACATCAAACTCAACCGGCAAACACCTTAGACCGTATTCCTCCATCAGCTTGACGATCTTTCCTTCGATTTTCATCAACCTTTGGTATTCTTCTTTCTTCATTGTTACACCCTTTCCGTGCTCTTTCTAAAATCTATCCAGTATGAATAAAATACATCCCCCTTATATTCAAACTCAACACAGTTTATTTCATCATATCTTCTCGGTCTTTTCGTGACAGTGACTCTATCACCTTCAAGAAGATATCCGTGTCTATCAAGGGCGGCACCGGGCTTTTCCATTACAAATAGATCTTCTGTTACAATAAAATTATCACCAATATTCACATCTTTTTGTGTTACCTTCATTCCCGCACCTATTTTTTCTCAAAAAGTAAATGTCTCAAACAAGGATATACATCCTTTTTGCTTTTCATTACGCTCATCAAAAAATGTTTCTCGTCATCTCTGTAAAAGTTTGTGCCGTTCTCGGTATTAGTCTTGAATGAAAATGACTTCTCTTTCAAGAAAGCATCGAGTAGATTACTGGAGCTGTAATGTTCACCGCTCAATCTTATCTCACAATATCCAAGCATATTTATTTGCTTCTCCAGCATCTGTTTTACAGACTTTACTGTTTCATCGGCTGAAAAATCTTCACCGTCAGAAATGTAAACACAATAGACATTCCATTCACTGACAGGATATTCATTCTCAATCAATTCGTTGGCAAGGTCAATGGCGGTATGACAATATGTTCCGCCGTCCTCTCCACGCTTGAAGAAGTGTTCCTCGTCAACCAGTTTAGCTTCGGTTGTATGAACGATAAATCTTATCCTGACATTGTTATAGGTTTTCTTGAGAAACTCAACCAGCCAGAATAACATCGCTCTCGCGAGATATTTCTTTTCCTTTGTCATAGAACCAGATGTGTCCATCATCGCCAAGACAACCGCGTTGCTGTGTATCTCAAAATCTTCTTCTATCTGTTTGAACCGAAGGTCATCATCCTCAATAAAAATGGAGAACGGATCAATACTTGCATCAATCGCCTTCCTCTTAGCAATATCAATAGCCTTGTTCAAATCACCCTCGGCCATAACAAGAGCACGGTATGCATCACCCTCATCACATTCTGTATCAGACATAATTTCGGCAGCATACATCGCCATTCGCTTCATAGTTTCTTTGAGTGTCCTATGTTTGTGAACACGGGGTCGAATGCCTACTTTGGATATGGTCTCAAACTTCCATCCTTTAGGAACAAGTTGCTCTGCTCGCTCCTTGTCCTTAATCCACGGCAATCCAAGATCAGCGAACATCAATTCGATAAGATAATCAATGCTCACTTCTGTTTCCATATATTCTTCGCCGGGCTGATTTCCGGGTTTGTTATCACCCTTCTTTCCCCTCTTGCTCCTTCGAGCAATAAGGTCGCCGGCCTTGGCATTACCCTGACCTACACCGCCAGATGCACCTGTACTACCATAGATAAACTTGTAGTCTTTCAGGCCACGGACAGGTATTCGGATCTTCTGACCCTGCTTTTTTGTGATTATTGCTTCTTCGGCTATGACATCTTTGATATTCTTGCGGATAACATCGTCAATTTTTTCACGGTGTCGTTCCGCATCTTTTATACCTTTGGCCGACAGATCCCAATCTTCGTGAACAATAACTCCCATGATTGTCCTCTATTCTTTTCTAAAATATTTTGCTATATACGGATAATACCATTCATCATATAAAACACTCATTTCCCTCAACCTATCTTCCGAGTTGAGCCATGCTGTAATGTTATCATCCATATCGGTAAGCTCAAGGTTGGTGAGCTGGGCGGCTTCCTTTGTTCTCAGGGCCGCGGCCAGCTCTGTTATAAACCTATCTCTTATAGATGATAACTCTTTCGCATGGTGGGAAAGAAATGCTTCAATGGTTTTTTGAACATTATCCTTCACAATTTCCTTGCTCATATTACTCCTCTTTACGAAGCACTTCACCGACGAAGCTCAGAAGAATGTTTGCACAATCTTCACAGTAACCCCTCTTGATAAGGTTGTTGACTGCCGTTTTGCGCTTCATCTGCGACCTCTTATCCGTTGCGGTCTTGTCAGCCAAAGTCAAAGATACCACATTCTTGAGATCGGCCATCAGCTTTTTCTCGATGGCTATTCTCAATGGATCATATGTTCTGAAGGTAAACAGTTCGCGTTTCTCCAGCTGGGATGATTTGTAAACGAATATATTATTACGAAACTCCGATTTGGAATTAACAGGAACACCGATGTATTCCTCAATAGACCTCATCAGTTTTTCGTCAGGTGTGCTATACTCACCAGTAATGCTGTCGAGAACATTCTCTTTCTTGCAGAACGCCTCAGCATTACGGATGTAATTCTCAAACAACGACTGAGCCTGATCCTCATAAGCAGACAGGAAGGACATATTAACTTCCTTCTTAGACATTTCGGTGAGCTCTGCTCTGACGCTCTCTTTCTCACCAATCAGGATGCCAAGATAACGCTTAGCATCTTCCTCGGCGATACCGATGGAATGCTGGAAGTTAGACCTCAGCGTTCTGATGATATCAATAGGATTGATACACTTCTTATCCTCTTTGATACCAAGAGCAATATTCAAGGCGTTGATGATAAATCGTGGGGAAATACCTTTCATTCCCTCACCCTGCTCTCGCCCTTCCAGACGGAGAGCCTTCACATCAATCTCTTGCTTCTTCATTTCCTCGCTGATTTCACCGTTGTAGATTTTCATCTTCTGAATAAGAGAAGAAACCTTTGGCGAAGGAACAAGCCTTGTCAACACGGCAAACTGAGCCGCAATTCTGAGGGTGTTAGGAGATATATGGATATCCCGGAAGTCACTCTCACGGATCATCTTCTCGTAGATTTTGATTTCATCGTCCACACGAAGGTTCCACGGAACCATAATAGGGTACATCCTGTCATGCAGAGCTTCGTTCTTTTTCTCAGCCTTGAAGCTGTCGAACTCCGTCTGGTTCGTATGGGATAGAATAAGGGTATCAATATACATCTGAGGGAAGCCCGGAGCTTTAATCATCTGCTCCTGTGCTGCCGTAATCAAGACATAGTGGAATTTAACATCCGCTTTCAAGATTTCGATGTATTCAATCAACCCACCATTGGCAACCTGCAACTCACCGTTGAACTGGTAAGCGCGGGGGTCTGTCTCACCGTAGCGGGTCATCTTGGACATATTGACACGACCGATGAGCTCAGAAATATCCTGAGACTTCGGATCGGATGGTTGGAATGTTCCAATACCAACTCGCTTCTGTTCATTGAACTGAAGCTGAACAACCGGAACTTCTTCCCACTTTATGTGACCATCAGTGTCCGTAAACTGCTCATCTATCATATGCTGGCAGACAGGACAAAGTGTTCCCTCTATCTTGACACCGAGAGCTTTCTCCCAGTATTCCCTATCCGCATTTGGAATAAGATGTAGCGGTTCTTCGTGAATAGGGCAGTCCTTGACAGAATATCTTGGAGTATCATCTGCCTCCAATCCTCTCTTGATAAGGTTAGCAATAGTAGACTTTCCAGAAGAAACCGGACCCACCATAATAAGGATCCTCTTTCCAGTTTCCGTTCTGCGAGCCGCTGCTTTCAAGAAACGCATAATGTCATGCAGAGCCTCAAGGGTTCCGAAAATCTTGCCATCGAAAAATTTGTATCTGACCAAATCCTCATAGCCTCTCGTCTTGAACGAAATATCAACATCCTCTACGCCGTGTTTCATAATCATATTGTAAATACGACCCGGCGATAGATTTGCTACCTCTGGATTTTCCTTCGCTCTGTAGAGATAATCCAGACAAGTACCTTCCCACATCGTAGCTTTCTTCTCTTTCCTTTGGTCAAGAATAATAGACCTAAAATCACTTGGCATCATCAGTGTCCTCCAATCTTGGTTGTGTTGAAACAACCTGTTTGACTTCTTTCTTTTCGTTTTTGTCTTGCAGAAACTTCAGGATGGTCTCTCTATCGGTAATTACAAGTTGTTGATTGGTACCGGAGCCCTCTTTAGCTTCTTTTCCGCTAAGATATTTCTCTCTAATGAGAACTTCTTTTGACTTTAATCTTATCATACTTTCTTTGATTTGTAAACCTTGCTGTGCGTCTTGGTGGGCAAGGATTTGCCCGCTCGCGGTGGTAACTGAGTTAACTAAAAGGCTCGAAACTTCGACTAATCGGGCCGAAAAGTTACCGTTATTCATTTCCGCAATACATTTATCGAGAAGTACATTGGCCTTCTCAATATTCTGTTTTAGGATGCGTACAGCTTCATCTTCATCCTCTGTTACAGATACGGTTTCAGCGGCCACATCTATTACATCCTGTTGCAGCTGATCCATATCCATTAATTCAGTTAATCCTTTTCTATCTAATACAGGCATAGTCATCCCTCACTTATACTATTATACCAGTATTTAGTCTAAAAGTAAACAAAAACCCTCTGGAACCTGCGCTCCAGAGGGTCTTTTATTACACTATATTAACCACATTAGGTTGGCAAGCCGGTAATCGTTACCTTCTTGTAGTAAAGGTTTGCACCAAAGATATGATTATGGATAGCATATCTACTCATCAAACCTACGGTTGGATGGAATGACTGCTCGTAAATCGTCTTTGATACCATCAGCTGAATGTATGGGAGGTAGATAATACCTGCGTCATACTCTGACGGGCCTTTATATCCAACTGTCATGTAGTCGGATGCAGCGAATGTGTCTCTGAAAACCGCAATGCGGCCGTCGAGAGAACCCATTTTGGCAACACCAGCTACCAATGTATTAATTTCGCCATCCGTTGGATGGATAACGAAACTTGATAGACCTTCAAATGCGGCACAAACATAAGGTGCAGCCAGAACAAAGTTACCAGCGCCCCTACGGGTGTCGATTGCGATCTCGTTGGCTCTACGAACAACTACATTGTAGAGGTTTCTGTATTTCTCAGATTCCCACCTACCGTCTGCAGATGTTGAGTATGACCAACTTGATGCTTCCGCAATTGCATTCACGGCGTCTACGATCTCACGATCGATTTCAGCTGTGATTTCATATGCGAGAATGTCCATCATTTCTTCCTCAAGGTCAAGACCGTGCATAGCCTTGAGATCCTGAGCGACTTCAAGAGACCAACGGCTCCTGAGTTTTCTGGTCTTAGCTTCGACCTGTGCCTTCTCGATTGTCAAATTGACTTCGTTGATGGCCACGCCTGTTCCAATTCCCAGACCGATATCACCGGTGACATTAGAACCATAAGCTTCACCAGCGGATGTCGTGTAAGATCCAGAGTATGTCGTGTCAATGGTGTTATAACCGAGCTCTGTATTAGCAGCCGAGTTATATGTCTGACCCGCTCTGAACCTGAGTGCGAAAGCCAGCCCTACGGGACCGGTCATTGGCTGAACGCCTACGATTTCGTGAGCTACAAGCTCAGGAAATGTTCGTCTAACCATAGGAACGGCAATCTGATGAAAATCACCAGATGTTGCATAACCGTCATTCCTATTGAGACCTGTCTGAGTATAGTTGCCGGTTTCGGTAAGGTACTTATGCTCATTCTCAAGCATGACAGCAGTTGCTCTTTGAACTTTCTTAGATTTGAACTTTCTGCCTTCATTAAGAATGGCTTCCCATTTCTTTACCAAATCCTTTGTATTCATCTTGTGAATTATCCTCCTAAACTAAAATCTGTTCTCTTTCAGAATTTTGACATACTTTTGAATTTCATTATCAAACGGAGTTAAACTCTCCTGCACTGGTTTGCCGTCTGGATCGTCAATTTCCATCTGGCCTTGTCCTGACTCATCAGCTGGTGTAGCTGATTCATCGTCTTTCATTCCCCCGCCGCAACTTGGGCACGCTGTGGTAGCACAAGCTGTCTTGGAAGATGATTGAGCGCCGCACTTCGTGCAAATGCATTGGAAGGTTTTGGCTTCTGCTTCAGGCTCCTCTGACCCCTTTGGTAAACCAGCGGGTGCAGGGGTATCGCCTTTATCCGTATCATCCGGTCTCTGATCGTGTGGGTCAGCAGCCGGTGTAGCCGGAATATCGTCCTCTTTTAGAACGTGATCAATAACAATTTGAAACTTTCTGTCAATCTCATCTTTCGTTGTAAGATCGTCAAGGATTTCCAAAACTCTTTTCCTCTGTGATTCAACCAAACCGTCACACTTCTGCCTCAAATAAAGATGTGCTGCAAGTTTCTTTGCATCTTCTTCAAGAGACATCTTTGCGCCTGTGGCTTCATTCAGCTGATCTCTGAGGCTCAAGATTTCATCCCTTGCCTCTCTCAAAAGTGTCTTAACTTCTTCTGTGAGCAATCCCTCATCAATAGCCATTTTGACTTTGAGTGCTGAGATTACTTCGTCATACAGCTCGCCTTTCTTAGCGAACTCAACAATTTTCTCTGGAAGCGTGAGCTCCTCCTCAAGAACGGAGTCCACGAAATTAGAAAACTTTCCTGTGACATCCGATTTATACTGCTCGAATTTCTCCTCATACTCCTCGATAAGTTTTTCTGACTGCTCTTTGAGCAGGCTGTCTGACTTTTCGCGGGCTTTGATATCAACGATATCTTCGAGCTTTGCCTTGATAGAGGTAATCTGTGCTTCTTCAAGTTTCTCGATGCCTAGCATCTTCAAGATTTCCTCAAACATTTATTGACCCTCCTATATGTTATAGTGATGTTATTAAATGTCATCACATAATAACAGGTTTATTCACTATTTATTTATAATAAAAAAGGGTATCCGTAAGGATACCCTTCAAATGTAGATATATCAAGGCTTTCAACGCCCTTGTTTTATTTTTTCATCTTGCTTCCTATCGGTTGATCTAAGCGGATACTATAATATACATCAGCATTTTTCTTCTTCGCTAAATTAGCAACTTTCTTTTTAAGCTGTTCTATTTTCTCATTCTCCTTTTTCTTAGCATCACCAGATAAACCGTCGGCCCGTTTTTTCATTTTTATCAATTCGTCTTTAGCTTTACGCCATTCTTTATAGGCTCGACTATATTCGATATCTTCTATTAGATATCTTTCCATTATCTCGGCTATCTTTCCCATTATTTTTCCCTGATATAGTCATCTATCTCTCTTTTAAATTTTTCCCATCCTTTCTGACTTAAATAGAATTTGCCGTTGACGGATAAAACTAAAATAATTTCGGGTGGAACGGCTCTCCTCCATTCTTTTGAGCTTGGATTCTTTTGAATGACCATAGTAGTATTATCTAATTCATCATTAATTTTGATTGGTTTGGGGGTATAATCTACTTCGGTAAGATATTTTTTAAATTTATTCTCCATTACTTTCCCCTCAATGTCTTTACCGTACCATCTAAAATATCATCGAAGATCGTCAATCCCTTTACGATATGTTTGTAGGCGTCTACAAGGCTTTCGTAGTCATCATCCGCAATCACACCATCTCTCCACATTGCTTTGATGGAGTTGAGGTTCTTGTCAAAATCCTTGTCGATTTTTTTAATATCGGAAAGCATATTCATCAATGCTACGGGAGCGCTTCCTTCTGTTATCAGATATTTCTTGAATTTATTATCCATTGTCCAGTTTCCCTATTTTTTGAGCTTCGTAGCGTAGCATTTGTGTGGCATCATAAAATTTTTTCTGGCCGCGGCCGATTGTTTCGATTGTTCTTATATCGACTTCATCTGTTTCTATTGAGTAATAACCGCTCATACCAATTAAGTCGTTGTCGATATAAACATTAATACCGTATGATATTGGATCGTAGTCCTCGATTGACACAACAACTTCCCAATGGTCGCCGGTTTTGAATGGATAAAGAGTTACGGTGTCTGGATCGCCGGCATACATGCGGCCGCCAAATGCTTTCATAAGCGCCTTGAGATTTTCTTTTGCTTCTGTAACATCGTATTCTTCTTCTGGATCAAGAAAAACTTTGACCTCGTTGGCCTTTTTTCTCAATCGCTTTTTGCCGGTCTTTTTGAATGGACACTCGCCGAGTTCTTCGCCCAAAAATCTACTGATCTTATCGTCTATTTTTTCCATTACTTCGTCCTCTTTTCTTTTTTCCTCGCAATTTCTATCTGTTTTTTTAATAGGTCGATTTCATATCTGAGATTTAATTTTTGAATATCAGTTTTAGCAGATTTCATAACCTTTTCTAATTGCTTAACCCTATTTTGATACTTCTCTGTGGCCGCATCTTCAGAAAGATATTTCTCTACCAGCTCATCTATTCTCATTTCATTCCCTTCTCAATGTCAGTAAGAACCTGCCAGATTTTTTTATAATACTCTTGCTGGGCCTGTTGCATCGTGTATCGTGGTCTGTATGGAACATCAAATTCCTGTCCTTCATAGATACCGTCTACCCAAGAGGGGTTATTTGATGGGTCTGTGACAGCATCCCAAGTAATAAGAGTAAAGTCCTCATTCACTTCGCCGCTTTCAGCAACTGTGCCGAGACCCCTACTGGAAATTCCCATCCTTCCTTCTTTTACAAGTGTCTTGAGAATATTTCCCATAGGTGTGTCAAGAACCTTTGACCTACCCATTACATCATCGCCTTTCCATTCCAGTTCTTCTGTCAAGATGGCAATTCTTTCTGGATTGACTTCGGGATTAGGTGGGTGACCCAATTCGCCCCATAGGGTTCTGTCTTTTACCCTATTGAGAATTTTGTCAATTTCTCTTTCGAGAACAGACCGAGGATATCTCCTCTTGTTATTATTCTCGATATTGGCGGAGCTATAGATACCAGTAATGAACAAAGTCTTATCCTTGTCATCACTTTCCTCCACCACGATACGAACATCTCTGTTCAGCTCTGTGATAAGTTTCATCTTCATTTTACTCCATACTTAGCTTTGTGATTTTCCTGCCAAAGTGTCAATAATCAGCTTCCAATAAAGAGGATACATATCCACAAGCGCTGCTGCAAGATGAACCGCCTCGGCTGCCTTTACTTTATTGTTGCCCTGATACGCTCTGTCAAGGATGATACTAAGCTTTTTCAAACCGGTTGTGATGGACATCTTCGTTCCAAGACCGATATCATCCGGTGTGCTCGGCTGTACCTGCTCTATCTCTGCAAGATACTTCTCGATTGTGCTATCTACTTTGCTCATTTTAACCCCCGTTATTTTCTCATAAGTCGTCTTTTCTTTACTGATGTTGGCTCTGGTGTTGGCTCTGGCACGGGTGCTGGTGCTGGTTCTGGTTCGGCTGGTATTGCTGGTGCCGTAGGTGTAAAAATAGCACCTGTGATCCCAAGCTTGGTTTTCAAAAAATTCTCTTTGGCTTTACCAATTTCAGCCTTCAATTTTTCCTTGGCCGTGATAAAGTCATCATTCTCAAACGCGTCCAATGCGGCCTTTACTTCTTTTTCTTCCATAACTATACTCCTCGTTTTTGTGGTTTATTACTTATTCTCTCCCTTACAGCTTCTATCCGCTTGTCCAAACTTTCTATTTCCCTTCTTACTCTTTCACGAATACGGTCTTTCTGCTGAGGATCTTTCGTGTCCTCCAGAGCTCGTTTCTGATGCATCCTGACTTCCTTCTTCTGTCTCAAAAGTATCTTCAAGGTGTCCTGATCATCTTCTACAAGATATTTATTCATAATTTCGTTAATCATAGTAATCCTCTACTGTATTTATTTATATTATTCAAGATATTTTTCGAGAAAACTATCCTCTTTCAAATATACACGATAGTAGTTTTCCTTTACGCTTCGCTTTGGTGTTTTCTTTTTAGCAGCTTTAGCAGCCTGTTTTTCCGCTTCTTTAGCCTTCTTCTTAGCCTCTTTTTCTTTTTCTTTCTTTGCTTTATCCTGTTTTCTCAGCGAGGCACCATATACTGTCTCTGAACCTTCATCCAGTTTCTTGGCGAACCCTCTATGTAATTTCATCTCAAACTTAAACTGGCCACCATATCCAACCCCATCTTCTCTGACCATAACTTCAGCTATTGGAACGATTTCCTTTGTGGTTTCTACTTCATATGCCAGATAAGGTGGATCACCAACAACCTTCAGATTTTCCTGTATCTTGTTCCAATCATTTGTCTTGAATATCTCTTTTGCAACAGCTTTGTCCAGATTGAGACCATCTATGGCCATAATCTCAGCATCGGACATAACATCCTTGAGAGGAAACTCAGATCTGATTTCATTTATCATACCTTCTTTTAGTTTCTTATTGGTTGTTATGCTTTTTATAGCTTTCGCCCCAAAATCCGCTGAAGATTTTTTAATCTTCTCTAATGTTCTTTTAGCATCCGCGTCGCCTTTTTCGGCGGCCGCCTTAACCATAGCCAACATTATTTTTCTTTTATCTCTACCAGACCCCGCTGGTGATAGAACATCATCAATAGTTAGCTTCTTCTTTTTCATAAGGTCAGATAATTCTTTAGGGGCCTTTTTCAGAATATTGTTAATCTTTGTTTGATTGTGTTCAACAAATCCCTTTAGTGCATTATTTTGGTTCTCAGCATAAACGGCAATATCTATATCTTTCGGAATATTTTTATCCCATTCCTTGAATTTAGTCGCGCCAGAATTGAGAAAGTTTACCGTGGTATCTTTTTTCAATGATACTTCGACAAGCATATTTTTCTTGTCTTTTGTTTTTATCCTGAAATATGCATCTGTAGAAACGCCTTTGTTCTTCTTGTAGTCATCCAGACCCATCGCTTCCACATCTTCTTGAACATCCCACGCTGAGGCTTCGATTTCACCGCCCGGATAATTCTTCTCTACATATCTACGAATTGAATGTCTGCATTCTCTTGCAGCTTTTAACCAATCCAATGTTACGATTTGGCCGGCATCACCAAATTTTCTATCCTTTATATGCTTCTCCAATGATGTTATAAATGTATCAAAATCTTTATCATTCATAGTGGTGCCAACTAAAGTTAGTAATTCGCCGGCCTGTGATCGTATTGTTCCTGCTCCTCCCTGACCCTCGCCTGCAAAGAATGAAATAGGTGGCTGTGTTTCATCAAATCGCCTTGTGTTTATCATTCTTTCCAATGTTGTCATATATTTCTGAGGAACACTGGTTTTTATTTTTGGGTCAATCTTGAACTGCGGATAATTTAATAAATCTTTACCTTCGTATTTTTTAGCTTCATCAAACCATTCATCTTTTTCTATAGGATGCTTATCAGTAAAAGCCGGCTCTTTTTTGAGATCGGTAGCTCTTAGTGTTTTGTTCTGTCCGTTCTTGATTATTTCTTTTGAGCCATATGGTATTTTCTCTCTTTCAGCTTTGCGCTCTTCTGCTTCCTTAGTTTTTCGTTCGGCTTCTTTTGATTTTTCCAGTTTACCTTTAGCTCTCTCTACATACTTTTTATAAGCTTCCTTCTCAGCGGGCGACAAATCCTTTTCTTTCTTTTCTCCGGCTACTACTTGATGAACATATTTTGGAGCAGATGATGGAATATGCTGTGCATGATCAGTTTTCTTTTCTTTTTCTTCTTCACCTTTAACTGGTTTCTTTTCTCCTTTTTCCTTAGCAGCCTTTTCGGGAGTTTCTTCTGCCGGTGCACCCTTTACTGGTTTTCCTTCTGGCGCCTTCTTAGCACCACCGCCTAATCCCGCGGCCGCCGCATTTTTTGGGGCTACTTTCATTACTTCGGAAAAAACAGAGGCAACCTCGCGGCCGATACCAGCATTTGATGATAATGTTCCTTTTAATGCAAGCCAGAATTGACCCGAGACAAGTTTCAGAACGGTCTGCATATGAATATCTCTACTATTCAACGCCTGTCTGACAGTGTTTTTGATAGCTTCTACAGCAGCTGTCTTTTTTTGTTTATCGTCTATGGTTTGTATTTTCTTGACCATATTAGCAACTTTTGCCGCCAGCTGTTTAGCTATAGTGGTTGCGTGTTGCTCTATATGTTGTTCGGTTAGAAGTTCTTGTATAAGAAAATTGTCAAGTCTCATCATTTATTAGTATCCCGAATAGTCTACGCCATCTGCGCTTTCGCCGGTATATACTTCGCTTTCAGTGCTGCCGCCACCGGGCCCTTGTCCCGGGCCTTTACCTGTTTCAGCACCAGCTTCCATACCGACCTCTCCACCTTCTCCGCCTAAACCAGCATCCATCGGCGGGATAAGAAGCGGGTCTTTCTCTTTCTTCGCTTTGATGTTCTCCTCGATTTCCTGATCAGTCCATTCAAGGTATTTCCTCATCAGGTAATATTTAGAAAACTCCTCGTTGTTAGCAAGGGCATTATAGTTGTTAAACCTGACTTCCTGATATCCCTGATTTTGAATTTCGCCATAGTGAGATGGCTGGGTCATTACTATTCTGAAACTCTCTTTGTCCAATTCATATTGCTGTTTCAATCCTTTAAACTCAAGATGTATCAAGAAAAGTTTTCTGAGTTCTGAGCATACCCTGATCTGCTGTCTCTCAAGAAATTTAGCCCATTTGATTTCATCTCTGGAAATTTCACCGGTGTGCGCTCCACCGACAACAATATCAGCTTCTCTCTTTTCCTGTCCTGCCGTTACTCTCGACATAGGGTATTTCATCGCTCTGTAGAGCTTTCTGTTGAAGTAGTAAATGTCATCAAGGTTTGTAAAGCCAGCAGCATTACCACCAACCGTAGTAATGTCCGACCCTCTACCGTCAGCCGATTGTGGAAGAAAGAAGTTTTCCAGAATAGAAAGAACTTCCGGTTCGTGGGTCAATGAACCTGTCTGTGGGTCATAAGTTTGCTTCTTGATAAACTTTGTCTTTACTTTCTCGACAAACTTCATAGCCTTATCTTTCGGCATATTACCTGTATCAATCTTGAAAACAAATCTTTCGGGCGACCTTACGATACGATAGATGATAACCGATGTTTCAAGAAGTTTCAACTGATTGTAAGGAACACGGGCCTTTTCAAGATAACCGAAAATTTCCGCCTTCGTCTTTCCATAAACACCGTAATCAACAAAACCAATCTGCTCTGGATTAAAAACAACAATCTTATCATCCTTTTCAGCTTCGTCCTTCGTAGCCGGACGCTTTGGTTTTGGTGTTAAATACTGATAAAAATTTAATATCCTACCATCGCGGGGATCGTATACAAAATCCATTGTCTCAGCGGGCAGCTTCTTGATGGCAACAATGCCCTGTTTTGGTTTGTTCTTGTTTATAACTCTTTCATAATATAGTCGGCCGTCGGTGAGATATGACCTGAAAAGATCACCGATGATGTTCTCGATTTCAAGCTTGTTATAAAATAAATCCTCAAATTCTTTATACAGAACCTTTACCGTATTCTTGCTTTTGGTAAGATCATTGTCCGATATCTGAAGCTGCAAAACATAGCCGTCCAAATCTTCCTGTGTGGCTTCGTTTACGGCATCCTCAATTACATCAGCAATTTCTGGATACTCGGCCATTCGCCTGTATTCCCAAATCTTGTTGACTTCACTTTCATATATTCTATTGATATACCTGTTATAAAAAGATGTGAATGAACCAAGACCGTAACCACCAAATCCAGCGGGTAGATATATATCCTCTACACCTTCTCCTCGTTTCTCTGCGAGCTCTTTGGCTGTTACAGCATCATCACCTTTTCCTTTGAAAGCAGCTGTGCTCTCATCTACTCTTTTTGGGAATAAAATATCATACCACGCCATCAGATTTCTCCTCTTTTTGCTTTTCCATCATTTGCCTCTGGTCAAGGCCCAGTTCTTGTTGTTTCTTCAGCTCAATCACTCTTATCTGTCTCTGCCTTTCCTCGACAAATTTTGATAAGTCAATGCCAATATTCTTTCCGATTACATGCGCTACAACTTCTGTCCAGACCGTTTCGTTTCTCAGCTGTTCCTGTGACTTCTCAACTCCAACAAGACGATTATGCAACTCCTGTATCATCATCAATGTTCTTACTGGCGCACAGTCGCCAATCAGTTTCGGTGTTTGGTCTCCGTCAAGTGGATTTGGTTTCCACCAACTTTCAACATAGTTGGGGCATTTTCTTATTTCTCCGAATAGTTCGAGCATTCCACAAACTACTTTTCCTGTTTTTTCATCAATAGGGTTACAAGTTCCTTTCATATTTAATCCTTTTCAATTATAATACCAACATTAGCTAACATTCTCCAAGTCGATGTATCAGCATTTGCAGCAAGAGAGTGTGTATGGGATCCACCAGAAAAAGTATCACTGTGATTATGCGTTCCATTACCGCCTTCTGGATAAACTACATATCCACCAATATAAGGATTAGTATATGTATATCCACCGTGAACATCGCTGTCAACATCCAGAGGATAATGAGTGGTACCGCCACCACCCTGTATGAAAATCTGATGAGAGTGACTTGGCATTTCCGCTACCGTCAAAGTATGATTTTGTGTAGAATGTGTATGGCCAGCATCCGTTGATAATCCGTGAATATGTCCTGATAATGTCCAAGTGCCTGCCTGAACACCACCAGTGGTGCTGTATGCGTTTGTTCCACCTTTTACAGCAAGAAGGGCATCACTTGTGCCGGCAACAATCGTCCAGCCGGTTGGTGCAACATTCTCATAAATCCACAGTTTTCTGCCTGACGCAAGAAAGTTTGTCGTGTCTGATAAAAGAGAATTTGCAGCAGCATTCAATCCCAGTGTAATAGTATCACCGCTTGTCGTTATGAGGAAATTGTTTCCTTGAACAAGGGTCAATGTATCTTCAGCATCATCCGCTACAACGGTTGTCTGACCGGATACAGCAAAATTCTTGAAAATATACATCGGAATCCATTCTGTGGCCGTTCCGTAATAGAAAGCCTGTTCCGAAGTGACGAACAATAGTCGGCCCTCATCAGCCGCTGTCCATGCTGGAAGGGAGGAAACCCTCTGGTTCATTATCTCCCCTTGCATATCAACGCCGTGAAACTTCATGTGTCTACCCCGCAAAAGTGTATTTTTGTGTTATCTTATATTATTTATAGATTTTTGGCTTTCTTACTGCAATAATTTATCTATTTCAGATATGACTTTTTCGGGTGTTATTGCTAGCGTGCACTCGAATTTCTTATTTCTTGGGCACCACCACCAATTACCCCTGTCAAAAAACAAGGTAGGATCGTTGAAGCACCCATGACAGACAGCTTCGTTGATTATTCTTACACAATCTTTCATTTCTGCCCATCTGGTGCTATAACCGGAGATGAGAATGGTAGGTTTATTCATGGCCCACGATAACCAAGTCGGCCCTGCACTTACCCCCATAAAGAACTCACAATGTTGGATATTGTTCATTGTCTGCTGTATTGAACTATTCGTTTTATTTATAATTCTCTGTAACTTCGTTGGCTCTTTACTGATTACCATCGTTTTTATACCCTTTTGGAGTAAGTAATCAATAACTTTCTGCCAGCCACCGGGATAATTCCAATACTTTGCCTGTAAAGTAGAATGCTCGGAAATACAAATATACCTGTCCTCCAATGGTCTTTTCATCTTTGGAACAGTGATTATAGGTTTGATTTCTTTGTATTCAAGACCCAAATAATCAGCGGCGACCTGCTGTAAAGGAACGGTTTTCCAGTTATTCTTGTTACTGTCAGCATCATTATCCCTGATACCTATACTATACATGGCTGTCAGATTTTCTATTTTGCTTCCCGGCGGAACAAATTTCAATTCAGGATAGTTGGCTTCAAATAGATGGTTCCAGTATGTCGAGACATATGTTTCACAACCATGTTTCTTTCTAAACTCCTCGGCGTATGGAAACCATGCAATATTGTCGCCCAATGGATTAGCATCCATATAAATGTATACTTTCTTTCCCTTCAAATCAAAATCATATTCACTGTAAGGACGGCCATCCTTACTGATTTTTATTTTCCAATCAGTATAATATCGTCTGTTCGGGGCAGTCCAGTGGTTTATTTTTATGCTTCCTGTGAAAACAGAAGTGTTATTATCCTTATCTATAAACTCTACACCATAGGTGCTGTCATTTTGATCACCAGTAATGTCCACTTTGGCTTTGTCATGGAATGTTATCTTTATCGTCTCATCTTTTGCGGGCGCAACGGGCTCTGTTTCCATAAACCCTTTATTATGTATTGGCTCCCATCTGATACATTTTATTTTATCATCTTTAAATCTGAAAATAGTCTCATCATAGGATTTAAGCGGGTCGATCTCTATTTCTTTTGTTTCATCATCTACTGTAAATTTGGCTGTCGTGAGATAGCCGGGACGGGGAATAACCACATAGGCATTTCCGTTCTTTGGTTTCAAATCAAATGCTCTCATATCGTCGCCGAGACCCATATGTATTGTTTTAGCTTCCGGGCTTATATTGAAAGCAAACAAAACTATCTGGCCTTCATCGGTTTCAGACAAATGAAATTTAACCTTTGGCTCAACATCCACTCTGCAATAAACATTACTATTACGAATTATATTTTTCTTGTCTTTGGAGAGAAATATCGCATCAGATAATATATTTTTATATTTGAAATATCTATAAAGCCAATTTTCAAACACATGATCAACATTGGCCCTCTCTGCGGCCGCGGTTAAATCTGAAAGTTTTCTGTACTCTTCCCACGAATTTATCTGGTCAAGTTTGTCCGCCAACCATCGCAAGGAGAAAGAAAATAAATTGGCCATAATACCGATATTGCGTCCTAGCTGTTCTTCAATGTATAAAAATCCCACAAATTTCTTATTGTTATCTCTCTGCTCTGCGGTCTTTTCCAGATACAAATCAAAATCCGCATCCATATCGAACTCTATAAAGTGCGCAAAATCAAATTTATCCTTGAGAAAATCAACAGCGTTTTTCAGAGATGAGTAGCAGGCGGCCGCGTGGTATTTTTTCTCCAGCTTCGTGACAACCTTATATTCTTTGGTGATATACCAGTAATTGAGTGACCATCCTTCACTCAGAATATTATTGTGGTCATAAATAGAGTAGTTTACCAATGATGATAATTCCGGCGGGATTGGATAATGTGATACCAATGCTATCGGTTGATTATATTTTTTTAGCTTCTCGATGATTGATACGGTAAGGTCAATCTTTTCCTGTGTATCAGGATAACAATCCACGATAAAAACTTCTTTGAGTTTCTTTTTTCTCTTGTATCCCTCAGCGTAGATACATTCCTGATTGTGTGAAGTATGTGTCTTGACAAGAACATCTGAAAATCCGGCTTCTTCCAGAAGAAATCTTAACCTTTCTTTTGTGAAGCCTGTTTTGTGATATTCGCCTTCGTGTTCCTGATTTCCAAAAATCGTGTCCAGTGGAAACTCCCATTTTGATGGGCGGTCACCAACACTGACTTCAGCGTGTTCCAAGAAAAACTTTATGCACCATTCGATATCAGGAACATCGAGAACAATCTTACCATCCCACTTCAAAATCCGATACCAATCTTTCAATGTTTTGAGTATCTCATTCTTACCAAGATGTTCGAGCATATGAGAGGAGAAAATTTCATCTACGCTTTCAGCATCATACTGTAGATCAGCACCATCTGCTTTCTGATCAGATGATGTATATTTGTCTATGTTTACATATCCGGGTTTTTTCTCATCACCAGCACCGACATTCAATTTCACAATATCAGGTTGCTGGAAAGTGTTCTCTATAATGCCCAGAGCCTTGTTCACCGCCTTATCCCAAGAAAATTCCTTCCTGACTTTTATTGAACCATCGTCGGCTATTTTCTGCCAGTGATCATACCGTTCATACACATCCCTCATTGTAAACATCAGATGTTCAAAATCAGGCTCGGCCCACAATCCCGGCACATTACTTTGCATGAACACATTCTTTGGACGTTTCATTTCCTTTATAGCAACCTTCGCAGAAATACCGTCCGCAAATTCCAACTGTGCACCATAATCAGAACAGATCGTGGGAAGTCCACAAGCGATTGCTTCAATAAGAGGAAGGTTCCATCCTTCTGATCGAGAGCACGAAAGAAAAGCGTGTGATGTCTGAAGCATTTGAATGTAATAATCCTGTGAAGGAAAATGCAATATATGTATTCGATTATCTTTCAATCCGTAATAAACAAGGCGTTCTTCTGTAGATTTCAACTCATCCACCGGATATGGATTGTCAACCGAAATATACAACTCCACGGGCTCTGTCTTTTTGAACTCCATCAAAAAGGCCTTTATCATTTCTGTAGTATATTTTCTATAATCCCATCGTCCAAAAATTACAAACCTGAACCTCTCGGGTTTTTTCAAATCTGGCTTCGGGAAAAATATATTACCATCGACGCCTTCCGGCACCACCTTGACCCTATCTTCTGGATAACCTTGCTCTACAGAACATTGTCTCTGCCAATGTGTCGGCACCCATAGCTGGTCATATTTCAATATCCTTTTGAAAAATTGTTCCGGTTGTCTGGTGCTCTCCCATACATTATAAGCAATCTTCGGGCCTCGATATTCATCATAATAATAATGATGATTTGTCTCCATCAAAATAATATTGAGTATTCTCTTATATTGATTGATATCAAAAGATGTGCCGATTTCATATGGCGGATCCTTCCAAGTCATATGAACGACCATATCTTTCTGTTCTTGTGTCAGATGTGACAAATTAGGCGTGTGTGCAAAATTTCGTATCCTTACTGGATAAAACTTATTCAACCGTGTGAAAAATTCTCTAGCGTGAGCAGCATAACCTGAGAAGGGTATGAAACTTGTATGTCCGTAGATGAGGCTGTGATGGATGTTTCTCAAATGGATATCAGATAATGAACTCTGTCTTTCAGATTTTGTTCCAAAAACGAAAACGCCGGGCATACTGTCATCGTCCTCTATGACTACATTATCGAAATCATCGAAGATGCGATACATATTTTCTTTCGTAAATCGCCAATAGTCCTGCGGATAATTGTGAGTTGGAAAACCGGGAGACCTTGTGGTGATAAAGATTTTACCGCCGGGCTTGAGAACATCCTTCATATTCTGGATGGCGCGCCGCCAGTCCTTTATGTGTTCAAGGAGTTCTGTAGAAATAACGATATCAAATGTTTCTCTGCCAAACTTTTTTACCAGCTCATTTGCATCGCAAATAATATCGACGCCTTTTCCTTTTTCAATATCGACGCCGATATATTTTTCTGGTTTGTGTGACAGGACATAATATCGAGGAGAGCCGTTTATGTCCCGGCTCCCCACATCAATTATAGATTTTCCTATGATATCATTAGGTATAAGATATTTTTCGACAAACGCAAGACATTTTGGATTGCACATAAATTATATTAATAGACCGCAAAGAACACCAATACCCACACAGACAGCATATTCCATCATCGTAGACCAGAAATTCGGCTTAGCATTTTTAAGTGCTGCTTCATAGGCAATACCCTGTTCTTTGAGAAGCTTCTGATATTGCTCGATGGCTCTCTGTAAAGTTTGAATTTGTTCTTCCTGTAGTTTGTTTACTTCTTTGAGGAGAGCGACCTGCTTCTGTAGCTCAACATTCATCGCTCTTGTCGCATCAAGTTCTTCTTGAATTAGTCTCCCCTGTTCCAATTCCACCACCATCTTGTTCGCAACTTCCTCTGAAAAAGAGACGGTTGCAGCCGGAGATGAAATCGGCAAGGTCAAAAAAATAATTGCTATAATTATTGATAATACTGTTTTCATTTCAATTCTCCGGTGGATAGCCTAAATCCGTAAATCGCTTTCTCATTTCAGCAGATGATGCCGGTGGTTTGATATCACTATATGCCTTCCTGAGAGCGGCAATCTTCTTTTCGAGTTTCTTTACATCTTCCTGTGAAACTTCGATGTTCTTCTGAAGTGCCTCGATTTCCGCATCTTTCTGCGTCATCTTAGCTTCGTATTCAGCTTTGATTTTTTCTTCTGTCTGCTCTATGAGCCTTTCAATGACAGCGGAATTAGGATAATTCCTGCCTATGGTCGTGGCCGCGGCCATCAAAACAATGGCGAGCAAAACACCAAGCCCTATTTTCCAAAATGGAAGTCCAGCTGCTAACATAATACACCCCTATTCTAATAGATTATAACATATTTATAATCAAAACGAAACATCTTACCAAAAATATCGGTTTTACCAATATCTCCAATTACCACTCTGTATTCCACCACCCTTGTACACTCTACCATAGTTGAATATCTTGATGGAATAATCATAATTTACTTCACAAAAACTGAGATATCCCCACTTGAATTGAACCCCGCCTCTTTTACATGCGGCTTTCATATCCTCATATTTGAGACTACCTGACCGAGCATATTCCTTCTTGAGATTGCCCCACCCACCATTGTATGCCTGATAGGTCAACCACAATCCGCCATCCCAGTTCTGCTTGTGAAGTCTTGCCATATAAAATGCTTGCATTTTGATGGCGTGTTCTGGATTGTATGGGTCGAGTGAATAGTCACCCATCAATTTCTTTACTTCCTTGGCTGTAGCAGGCATAAACTGTGCGACACCCATACCAGCATCAAAGGCAGTAACCCTTGCTCTGCAACAGCTTTCCTGTTTCAACTGACCGACACCATACCACCACGGATAGCCATAGCCAAAATATCTAACGTGTTGTGCACGCGAGTCCACAAGAAAATCATTACACCTGTCTACCGCACCAAGCTGAGACGGAAAAAGAAATATCACCGATATTAAAATTATTAGTAATTTCATCATATAATTATTTATGCCGGAACCCATTCTCCTCCTGATACTACATAAACGTGGGTAGATTGATCCCACTGGTTTTCACTATTGAAAACATAATGACTGTGTTCTTTAACCCATTCACCACTACTATAAACATAAAGAATATGATATGTCGATATATATTCGTCGGCGCCGATATCCCAAGTATCTCCACGTTCAGCGCCGTCAATGTCATCAGAGAACAAGCCGGTGCCGGGATCGGCGAGACCATATGTTCTTGCACCTGTATCAGCTACTCCTAAATGATAATCCCCTGTTCCTGCGAATGTAAATGTCTGTCCAGCCCTGTCGTGAGCGGAATCGACATAACCAATATCCGCAACATTGGTAGCGTTGTAATCAGAGTTAGCTGGGGCATCTTGACTTATCGCACGACCATTTACACAACCATAGATGAGATTATTCTTCGTGTAGATACGACGATCATCAGCAGCACTTGCTCCAGATATTCCCCAACCGCCACCATAACCGAAATTTACTATAGTATTGTTATAGACATAAGCGTTCTGGTCTCTATGTTCAAACGACATACCAAAACTATTTGTATATCCACTATAACCTGACTCATCAACTATCAGGTTGTTGTAAACATAGTAAATAGGATTTGGACTTGCTCCGATAGTTCCCGGTGAAGCATATAAAGCCTTCATACTACCCGTTGGATTATTTGGTGTGCCATAGATGTTTATGACGTTATATGCGAAGTAGATAACATTTCCGCTTGAATCTACGGCATCACCGGGAGTGTGGATGTTTATAATGGAAGGTGCTTGGTCGGACTCTCTACCTGTTATATTTTGACCAAACTGTATTCCAAAAATCCTAACAAATGCTTCCTTGTTCCAGTGAATTTCGCCCCAGCTTGTTGATGTGATTCTATACTTACTTGTATCCCATTTTCCTGTATGCCTGTATGATTCCGAGGGGTCAGTCCAGATTTTTATGTAACGGGTTGCGTCCGTAGTCCACCCATTAATCTGTAGGTGTCCTCCCGTATCTGCCGAACCACCTGTGCAACGGCACTTAGCTGTTGCCTGTTCGTCGTAGGTAGGAAGATCGCCGTCAGTTGAATTTCCTAAGTCGGCTTCCCAATCTGCAAGTGCATCATAGTCATAACCAGCACCGGCATCGGGATCGACTACAGTGATAATTTCTTTAGGAAAAGAGGCATTAACCCACGCTATACCATCACTAAGTGATCCGGATGTCGAGGTGGTAACTGTTTGGACATCGTTTGCTATTGTACCTGTCATTTCATCAAAATGAATAGACAGAATAACATTGGCATTCGAGTCCATGCAATAAGGATTGCTTCCAATATCATCAACTTCTGTTTGGGTAAGCTCATCGGTGAAAACTGCAAGGTGGGCAACATTGAGATTATTGTTATTAAAGGTTCCATCAGATACCCAAATTGTTGCGGGAGTCATTCCCGTTGTGTCATCCCATGAATTGTGTGATACCGTTTGAGAAACACCATCAATATAAATTTTGCAGTTTCCGTTAGTAGAAGCGACAAGTACAAGACGATACCATTGAGAATTTACGATAGAAAAAGGACAGGAGAAAGAACCAATAACTGTTCCTGCAGAATTCTGGATAAGCCCCCCAACAAATTTATCTCCCGCATTATTGCCCACCACTACCTGATAAGAACTACCAGCACCAAAATTAGTTAGACCCAATAATACCTGATAATCTCCGGGATCATCAACAGCATCCCCGGACATATAATGAACAGAAACAGTCCTGACTTGAGTAACAGGAGCAAAGTTAAACTTGGCATCGTCAACGATAGTAACTAATTGAGTATTTGCACTTAAAAATATAGCCATCTAATTTCCTATCACCTAATTACACCATTTAGTCGTCCAACCCATTGCGTAATTCGGCAAGTAATTGCCCTTTCGTTCTTTGGATGTATCCACCCATCGCATGAATAGCATCCGCTTGTGCTTCCGTCAAATAAAATTGCCTTCGTTTATATATTCGTTCTGCCCACATCTTCACATCAGCCCTGAATTTTTGCAGAATATCGCTTCTCTCAATTTCAAAAACATATACTGGATGTATCGCAGATATAATTGTTCCCCCGCGGTCTATTATTCTTCTTGTTACTATCTCGGGCCTGAGAGCAATAGGAACAGTGGCCCGTATCTCCCCAATTCCAGTTGTTGCAGAATATGAAACCAAAACAAACTCAATCGGATACTGTATAAGAAGGTTTAACTCCCAAAATCCCTCAGACCTTACCGCATCCCAAAGAGAAAAATCAAACTGCACCGAATTGGTCGTGGCGCTGATATTAGAGCATCGCCACCTGTTCAAAAAAGACCCAACCTTTGCTTGCGTCATTGTATTCAAGCCGGATGTGCTTACATTGGTTTCAAAAACTCTAACTGTATATCGACCAGTTGCAGGTGTTGCTGAAAGGATTTCATAATCAAAACTGTCTTTCCAATCTCTAATATAAGTTTGTAATTCTTCGACTGTAGCATCGGTCACATCCACAACAAACCATTTTGTCTTGTCAGCATAAGTAGATTGCGCCCAATTAGGATTTCCCTCATACCATCCATCGGGCTTGATTGACACAGGATATCCCTTTTTATAGCTACCTTGTCGATCCTTGTCTGGATCTACACGAACATTATTTTTATATCTGAATAACATCTGGGCCATAATCCATTATCCGCCTCTTGCCCACGCAAAAATTATAATCAGATACCAACCAATAATCATTACCTTTCTCAATGGGTCAGCATCCGCGCTAAAATCAATATACTGCCAAAGAATCTTTCTTGTAATGTGTGCGTGAACGATGCCTGCTGAAATAAACATCAACTTACCAATGAATATACTGAGTAATCCCATCTTCGGACTATCCGAAAGAAAGAAATCCGTCGGTATCAAAAACAATACAAGAAAAATTGAAATAAGAACTGTGACATCTGGCCACAGTCTCTTGAAGTTGAATACAAAGTTACTCCAAGTGCTATATTGTTTACCCTCACCATTTTCCATAATCTATATCCCCCTATAATATATTATACCTTTAAACATATGGTCTCGTCGGTGGCGTAAAGTTTTCCCTCCACCTAGCGATACCCTTCGACCATCTAAATTCATCCACCCATCCTGTAAAATAATAATCCTCGTAATTGCCATCACGGCCGATAGTTAAGACAGTTATTTCCGTTTTATTCGTTTTCCCTGTTAAATCTCTCGTTGTAGATTGCGCCACGCCATTGACATAAAGTTTGAGAATATTATTATATCGGACGGCCGCTATATGATACCAAGTATCCGCCGCATAGGTATTGTCTGATGTAATAGTATAGCCAACATTATCCGAATCATACCAAGAAAAATATACTTTTTGAAGATCATTTCTTAGAAAAAAAGCAAATCCTTGCGAATAATCTCCGGTGTTTTCCCGATTCGAGAATATACAATCAAAGGCCGCAGGCAAATCATCAATTCGATACCAAAAATCTATCGTGAAATCACCATCGACCAGATTCCAATCAGCGCTGTTGGGAGCGGTTAAATAATCTCCTGTTCCATCAAAAATAATACTGCCGGTGCCAATCTTTGCCTGACTTGTATCAACCTGTACATCGCCGCCGGTGCTGCGGGTAATAGACTTGGGATTATACCAGCTAGCATCATTTATAAATATTGATCCGTCAGCACCTTCGCCATGCAGAAGCAATTTAGTATATGAGTCGTTGCCGGCGCCTCCGTAAGCCTTAACCGGGGGATTGAAGGTCGTTGTCCACCGCGCTACGCCCTTTGAAACTCTAAATTCGTCTATCCAGCCGTTAGTTTCACCAGATGTTGCGTCTCGGTATATACCAACATAAAAATCGCCGGTATGATTTTGCATTGTCGCAGAGGATGTAACTGTGCTTCCGCATTGTATACCATCCTGAAATATTTTAAAACTACTCCCGTTTCTAATTATAGCAACATGATACCAGACACTATCTGATAATGAAATTGCATTTACAGTCATATCGGGATCTTGATTTGATAACCACCGTTGGTTGAACTTCCACTCATAGGTTCCACTGTTATTATATAAAATCCAACAAAATCTATTATCGTCATCAGCGCCTTGTGCGCACAAACATTCCCATGCACCTTCAGCAGGCAGAGCACTAAAATAAATCCAACAATCTATTGTAAAATCACCGGTTCCAAAATAAAAATCATCTGAATCGTCCGCGGACACATAATCAGTTCCACCAACTCGACATTGTAAAGAAGTTCTGCCAAATTTATAATGAACATCATCCAGCACAGCACCGACAGGATGTGTTATATCACGACCATATCGGCTGCTATCATTAAAAACAACAGAATTATCCGGGCCGTCGAAATGAAGCAGAAGCACAGTATAATCATCATTACCGTTTTCTGTCAATTTACCGGCCAATGTTCCCATTATACCAGTATTTAACATCTCAATGCTCCTATGATGCTGCCCATATTCCCTCGCCTGATTTACATATCCAATCCCATGTAGTAGCACCCGTCTGGAAAGTAAAGAAGGTAGCATAGTTACCAACTACAGGCGCGGCAAGACCCACATATCCATTATCTGCACCGCCGGCACCGTCGAGATAAATCTTATCATTGGCAGCAGCTCTTAATTTCCAGTAGTTTGCTGCTTGAGCAGTTCCAACTACGGCAATAAATGTCAATCCTGCGGCAGCTGTTGGTAAATTGATAACTACATCACCAGCGCCCTGACCATAATTGCTGATGATTGTTCCATAGCATTGATAGGCCGCCAGTGTGCACGATGCACTACCCGGAACAGTAGTCGTGTCTGCGTATATCTCACCTTTAATTGTTAATTCATATGCGTCCATATTTTATATTTATGTCCAAGTTATTGTGTCTATGTAAAGATTTCCGGTTGTTCCGTTCACTTCAAACCACAACTCGTAATATCCCGCTTCCAGTTTTGTTGCTGTAATTGTGTATGCGACATAACTTTCAGTCACATCTCCCGATATTGCTGTATAATCCGTTACCAGACAACCATTCTGAAATACCGCAGCTTTCGGTCTTGCATCACCATCATATGTTCCGTCTTTCTTTATCTTGAAACTTATTGTTCTTGAACCTGATGTTTCCGTAGGAATACCAGCAACTTTAAACCTTGCATACGAATCTGCATCACAAGACACTTCGCATTGAATACAGGAGCCGGCCTCCGCCTCAGCCGTATTTGATTGGATGATAGCGCCGATGCCACCTGATGACCTGTCAGTATGGTATTGTCTGAAACTTCCGTCTGTTTTATCCCATCGAGAGAAAAATACTATACCACTACAGAAATCTGGTGATGACATAAAGACAACTTCTTTTCCAACAGTTTGACAATCCACATTATCAAAGTATGCCTTTAATGTGCCCGTAACATTATATACATAGATATCAGCCGTAGAGGAATTTTTAATTACCGGGCCTGATATATAAACTGATTGACAACCATAATATACATATACTCCATTATCACAACCATCAATATTTCCAACCATCTTTACAAAATTCTCTGTGCCGGTACTAATGTAAATACCATCCGTTGTTTGACCAGAATATGATGTAATATCTCCGGTTATCGAAAGAAAGTTTTGGGCGCCGAGGAGATTAATGCCAGTCGCGCCGGCCTGTTTGATATTGCCTATAATATATCTATTTTGATTTACATCCCCAATAGACATATCAACAATAGGATATGTGGACATAAACCCATTACTTTCTGTCAGAGTAAGAGTTGATCTTTTTAAAAACGCATTCGCGGTAAGTGCATACCCACAACTAACTGTCTTTGACACCAATACGGTATGGTCGTGACCTCCGATATTAACTACCGTTGAGCAGAATGAGGCGAAATCAATGGTAATATTAAAATTGGCGGTGCCAGACGCTGCAGAATGAGTATGGGCATTATTTGAACAAATAACTCCGGGCGAATCTATGATAATATTGGTTCCAGTACCACCATTAAAAGTTGCCCTAACCAAACCAACATTAGTGATGGTTATATAATTAAGAGCACCACAAGCAAATCCTGTACTATTATAGGTTCTCGCATCATGCCAAGATATACCATCTTTTTCATTTGTAGCTGTATTCCACCCACCATCATAAGTAATCGGGTTTCCAGCTGATCCACTTTCATAGAGAGTGCCTACCGTGCCGATTGATGTTTCCTGACAATACCCTGATGTTGTTTCCGATGCGGTATCGCTAAAATATAATTCTGTTCCTGTTACCTGTCCTGATTGGTCTCCAAGTTCAATAAAATTTGTTCCTTGACATTTTCTTATTGCATACCATTCGTTAGAAGTATCATCTTTACCAAATATACAATCTGGATTGAACCCACCAGATTTACCTAAAAATATAGTCATAACATAAAGTGAAATTGTGCCGGGGTCAGAGGCATACCCAATTCCTATAGACTTTACTGCAGAAAGAGCCGCTTTATTTGATATTGTAAATCTATGAAAGTGAAACTGTCCAGTTCCTAAAACACCACTTGTTGTCATTGTCTCAAGTGGTGATACACATCCAGCAGTATCGTCAATATAAAATTGAATAACTCCTGCCGCAGTAGCTGCGCCAGTGGATATTTTTACATAAACATAATCATAATCAGACCAATCAACAGTAGAAGCATAATCTCTGTAACAAGCAATACCAGTTCCAAAACCAGCTGCTGGTGTTATAGACATACATTCATAACCGCTAACAGTTGTATTTCCAAGAGTAATATTTGCAGATGCTGTCCAGATAGATTTTTCTGTCATATCATCCACATGAAGTCCGATGTCATCCGTATTGTAAGCCCAAATTGCCGCTATATAAACCGTGGCTGCTCCAAAATCACGATTTGCCTGTAGACCTATGGATACTATCGCACTATCGCTTGCGGGATTTGCTAAGGGAACATCAACTATACTTTTCATATTAGCAGTAAATGCCCGCGGTATTGAAATGGTTTCTACAGGAGAACCACAACCGTTAGTATTATCGAGAAGTATTGATAAATCATCCGCTACCAATGCAATCGAAGAATAAAGTTGTAATGTAACCCTTGTATATCCACTCAAATCAAGTGAGTCAAAATCTTTATATGCTAATAATCCTGTTCCAAAACTTGCATTTGTTGCTATGGATTGAGAATATCCTTCATCTTCATTGTTATAAGTTGCATTCGTTGACGCGCCGGTAAAAACATTTTCACTCGCCGTCCAAGCAGATGCAACTGTCGCAATCCTCGTTCCTGTTCTTACGGTTGCTTTTCCATTCGTCCAAATAAAATTTGTGCCGACATTATATGGGTCTGGGCTTTTTGCAATTCTTATCGTGTCTCCCGGCGCTGTTCTCGCGGCAAGAGCTCCTGCCCCCGATTGCCAAGCACCACCAACATAAAAATATCTTCCTGACCCAGTAGTAACAGTTCCACTCAATACAACCGTATTTGCATCGGAAACGGTATTTATTGTTCCCCAAAATAATAATGTCGTAGCATTGGAGCCAATCCAGATATACCTTCCTTCCATTCCGGTGAAGGTTGCAGTTGCAGAAGTAAAGGTGGTTGTTCCGTTTGATATACCATCGGTTCCAGAACCTCCAGCGGGAACTGTCCAACTGTCACCCCCTCTATAATCACTCCCATTTACTACATCAAGATACCAAGTAGGCATAATTACATAATCCTGAAGCCTTCCAATGTCCAAGCTTCCGTATTGTTATTTCTCATTACTGGGCCTTCCATAGTCCATTCCATATCACCTATGCCTGCCTCCAAATCCACACCGTAAAGCTTTCCTATAGATGATATATCTATACCGTATATTTTTGACAATGATGATACATCTATTCCATATATTTTAGCAAGGGTAGCCATTATGTTACCTCTGCTAATCCGAAGTTTGGATTGAAAATTATTACTGTTGCGCTTTTCGCAACTCCCATAACTTGAACCTGATCACCCGATGTTGATGGTTTTGTTTGTGTCAACTCTCCAACGATTGTTGAAGCATAAAGTATACCAGCATCTCCACCAAATGACCAGCTCCACGCATCATTTCTCATAAAGCCCCAGAACAATGCTTTCTTTGATTGTGCAGCTGTGCCAGCTTCCAACATAATAGCAACGGCAGGCATTGTTGTTGTAGCACTTGCGTCAGATAACCAGTAAGCACCATCAGATTTTATGTAAACCGTTTGTCCGGCAGAAACAGTTTCGCCCAATGTTATTGTATCTATCCATCCACTACCTTTTGTATTATCGGGTGCAGAAAGATCAAGATAATAACTATTGAGATCAAGGTCACCGCCGAGTTGCGGTGATGTATCATTTACAATGTCTGTGACAGATGTGCCCGAAGTTCCACTTGTGCCGCTTCCACCACCAACTGTAGCATATCCAGAAACCGGCTCGGTAAATGTAACGACAAGATTATCCACATCGGTAAGAATTATCTGCTGAGGGATAACAACCTTATTTGATGAATTGGTAATCTGAACAAGAGAATATTGATAACCCAAACTGTGAGATACACTCCACGCTGAAGCTGGGTCGGTTTGAGTATGCAAATATCCTCCAAGTACGGTTGAGGCTCCCGAAGTTCCGCTGCTTCCACTTGTACCAGAACCAGATGTTCCGCTTGAACCCGAAGTGCCGGAAGAACCCGATGTTCCACTTGAGCCGGATGTTCCCGAGCTTCCCGATGTTCCACTTGTGCCTGAAGAACCAGATGTTCCACTTGAGCCGGATGTGCCGGTATCACCACTTGTGCCCGAGCTTCCTGATGTGCCTGAGCTTCCTGATGTGCCTGAGCTTCCTGATGTGCCTGAGCTTCCGCTTGTGCCTGTATCGCCTGATGTGCCTGAGCTTCCTGATGTGCCTGAGCTTCCTGATGTGCCCGAGCTTCCTGATGTGCCCGATGTTCCAGAACTACCAGAAGTTCCACTCGTTCCTGATGTTCCGTCTGTTTGAATATAGATGGTTCCCTCGTCATATGAACCCGAAGGCGGCGGGCCCTCCCCATAAATTACTTGTGGAGTTTCTCCACTGGTTCCGGAACTTCCTGATGTGCCACTATCACCCGATGTTCCGCTTGAGCCGCTTGTGCCTGTATCGCCCGAAGTGCCGGAGCTTCCTGATGTTCCCGAGCTTCCCGAAGTGCCGGATGTTCCAGAACTACCCGATGTTCCGCTTGAACCCGATGTTCCCGAACTTCCGCTTGTGCCGGTATCACCACTTGTGCCTGAACTTCCTGATGTTCCACTTGTTCCGCTTGAACCCGATGTTCCGCTTGAACCGCTTGTGCCTGTATCGCCCGAAGTGCCGGAGCTTCCTGATGTTCCGCTACTTCCGCTTGTGCCAGTTTCACCTGACGTGCCGGAGCTTCCACTGGTTCCGCTCGTGCCACTTGAACCAGATGTTCCTGAGCTTCCACTCGTTCCGCTTGAACCAGATGTGCCCGAGCTTCCTGATGTGCCGGTGTCGCCGGAGGTTCCAGAGCTTCCACTCGTTCCATCAACACCCGATGTTCCAGAACTGCCCGAGGTTCCGCTCGAACCGGATGTTCCACTTGTGCCCGAACTTCCCGATGTGCCTGATGAACCCGATGTTCCGCTATCACCACTGGTTCCTGAGCTTCCACTCGTTCCAGTATCACCTGATGTTCCGCTACTCCCGCTTGTGCCGGTATCACCTGATGTGCCTGAGCTTCCGCTCGTGCCGCTTGAACCAGATGTTCCGCTACTTCCGCTCGTGCCGCTTGAACCAGATGTTCCAGAACTTCCAGAGGTGCCGCTCGTGCCGGCTTCGCCTGATGTTCCGCTTGAACCAGATGTTCCAGAAGTTCCAGCTGTGCCGGACTCGACCCAGGCTGTATCAGAGCCAACATAAAGTTTATTGGTGTCTAAATCATATACCAATCTACCTTCGTCAGCTGCTGTCCACGGAGGCAGACTTGCAACCTTCTCAACCCAGATCTCACCTTCCATTATAATTTTATGATATTCCATATTTCTTATTCACTCATAAAAATATTTTTATACACATACAACATTCTGTAAAACATTTACTGGTATGGTATATGTTATTGTCACCCGTCCTGCTGCTCCTTTTCCCGCGGTGTCATTAGTACCACCGGCTCCTCCACCACCACCGCCGGGTTGTATTCCATCATTCCCTGCTTTCGTGTTATCTCCACCTGCTCCACCATCTCCACCATCTCCGCCTGTTCCACCAGCACCACCAGTTGATGTAGTATTGGCTTTGCCCGCAATACCTGTTTTTCCAGAATCGGCTCCTTCTCCACCACCAGCACCACCATAGTCATTAGTGTTGTCCGCCTGGCCACCGGCACCACCAGTTTGTTTTGAATCCCCAACTTTTCCTGCACCGCCGGCGCCTCCTTTATATGTTGAGGTTGTTCCACCACCATCTGCACTACAACTTGTAGTCTTTTCTCCCGTAAATTCCGATTTGTTGCCCGCAGCTTGATGTGCAACTTGAGCACCCACAGTAGCGGTGTAATTTTTACCTGCTATTACATAAACCACTGCGGTCTTTGCATATCCACCGCCACCACCGCCTCCGCCCGGTCTTGCAGTTTTGGAGCCGGTATAAGAACCACCACCCCCGCCGCCTCGACATTCAACAATATATTGACTTACACCAAGTGGGGTAGTAATTATCGTTGTTGCATTATAATCTGTTGCTTTTGTAGCCATTCTATATTAGTGCGATATGGAGATTTTGATATTTTTTAAATAAATCTATTATATTATCTCCTCGCAAATCATAACCATACTTGTCCAGAAATCCCTTTGGCATAACAACTGTTTCCGGCATTTTATTTTTCGCCAGATAGTCATCGAGAACATCGTAAATATCCTGTATCATCCACAGACCAGCACATTCGATATTACCACCATAAACATTATTCGGAACATTTACTATAACACTATTTATCGGGATACCAAGACTTAACTCATTTAAAAGTCTTTCAAACCTTTCCCTTGCAGCTACCGATGTAAGCCATAGAAAATTCCTGTGCCCCAATCTATATGATCCCCATATAACATCGGTTATCGCATCGTAACTTATGTATAAAGCCTTTCTTGGGTCTAAATTCCAAGTATATGTAAAAGAGTATTTTTTACTCATCTTTTCCAGAAACAGAGACAATTCCATTTTGTCATATACCATTTTATCCGGTATCTTTGAAAGTCTCGTATAGCCCGGAGCATATATCAAAATATGTCGTGCGTTTCTGGATAGAAACTCAAAGGTTTCTTCCAACTCCTTCCATCCCAACCAAGCCGGCATCGGGGTCATATTTGCCGTAACACCGATATTATGGCTCGCCAAAAGAGGAAAGGAATTTATTGTTGTATAATAATGCTCATCCTTCAAACTGAAAACTTCCTTCCAATGTTCCCTATCAATAGTAGGCAGAGATATTGCAACTTCAAAGGGAGCATAATCTTTTATCTGTCTAATAAGTTCCGGTGTAAGCATTGAACCGTTTGTTGTTGCCTTTATCACATTATTAAACTTTCCTCTTATAACTCTCAAAATCTGAAAGAAATCAGGATGTAAAAATGCTTCGCCTTCTGATATCCTTCCGGGCAAACTGTCATTGAGATATATTATCCCATTGATTTCCGGTGTTGCCCAGATAACCTTCTCTATCTCCTCTAATGGTCTGAAAGAGCATCTCTTTATTTCAAATGGGTTCTGTTCATTTGAACAAAACATACATTTTGCATTACATACAGATGTTATCTGTAATTGATTTGTATAACCCACAGAAATATTTTCAAAGAAATAATCACTAAAATTCTTCAACGGTATATTTGATTTCATACAATTTCCTTTTAAACAGTTGTTGCTAATGTAACAACCAATATTGCTGGTGTGTCAGTTACAGCACTAATATCCAACCACAACCAACAATCTGCAGCAAGGCCGGGATTGGAAAGTGTTGTGGTAGTTGCCCCTGTAGTAGTGGCTGTTTGGTCGGCAGCCAATAAATCTGTTCCGGCGGCCCCGATTGTACCTCTTTCCTCGATATTAAATGCAACTGATGTTGCTGCTGTAACATAACTCGATATTCTTGTGCCTGTATGAGCTTCCCTCAACTGTGGGCCGGGAATACCAGAACCTGCAGTCGGATTTACAATCGTCCAGCTAAACAACCTGATATTACTTCCAGCGCCCGATGTGCCAGAGGTTCCGCTTGAGCCCGATGTTCCGCTTGTGCCGGAGCCGCTGGTTCCAGAACTTCCACTCGTTCCGCTTGTGCCGTCACCTGATGTTCCAGATGAACCGCTTGTGCCAGATGTTCCATCATCGCCTGATGTTCCGC